GGCTTGAGACCTCGCCGTCGTTCTCCTTGAGCCCGGTGTCGAGGCTTGAGACCTCGCCGTCGTTCTCCTTGAGCCCGGTGTCGAGGCTTGAGACCTCACCGTTGATTTCTTTGACACTGTCTGCGAGGGCCTCGATATTGACATTCTGTGCGGCCATCGTGCCGTTGGACAATTCACGCAGCTGACTTTCCGTGGCAAAATATTTCTCGGTCCCCCCTAGAGCATCGTTGAGCGACCGATCACAGATAGAACACTCGACCACACCTTCATTTGTTACGGACTTGAGGGGAGCCACATGTGCTATGCCGTGCTCGTCGAACATTGCAAGCACATTTTTGTCTTGTTCGCCAATTATGCTATCGAGTTCCAACGTGCCCGCCACATACATATTGCCATGAACTTTGAACACGTTTTCATTCGGCTGTTTTTCAGCACCCAAACGGAACAGCTTACGTCCTTGATTCGGTTCAAACACGTGGACCGAACCATCGCGGTGTTCCTTGAGGGTGTAGTCCAGAATCTTGGGGTCGCTATTGAAAAAAGCATTGACGTGGGGTAACGCCAACAGGGATGTAATCGCAATACCTTTCGACAACATCGTGTAATACAACGGATATTTTGTCCTTTATATACGTTCAATTTTTAATCTCTACATTACACGGCGTCCATTTGTTCTTCCTCTTGCTCCTCTTCGTCACCAAGGACGAACGACGTAATGTCCTCCTCCTCGTTTTCGGCAGCTGCGTCGCACAATTCTACATTTTCCTCGTCGTCCACCGTGTTGTACGTTTGTGTTCGTCGCAGGAACGGATGTCGTGAAAGAATCCAGGCGCAACACATGACCACAGCCGACAGAATCGCCACGGTAATCGCGACGTAGACCATCGCCCCCGACTCCGACCATGTATCCATCCGTTTTTGAAAATAGAAAACCCGTATATACGTTGTTTGACAAATCCGAAAATGCCGCCGACCCTCCGATGGATGCGCTGTGTGGCAACCGTCACCGCCTTGATATACGTCAACCTCTTTTTGTCCAATCTGGTCTCTTTACGGCAACGTTGGTACGTCTCGGGTCCATTAAACCAGACCCAATGGGCGCCGTTGCACGACACTCTCTTCTTTGATTGGTTCCACGGCAAACGCGTTCCACTACCGGTGGAAATGACGTTGCGCGACATGGTAGATGTGTGCACATACACTTGGGTGTTGGTAACGTTGTTCGTATGGTGGACCGCCGGTCGCCCGCCGGTAGTCCTCGCCAAAGTGTTGACGGCGCAAGTGCTGTTAATCCCAACTTTTTCGCTGGCACAATTGTTGACGATTGTGCCAGACGCCACGCCGGATTGTCTGACGACGTATCACATTCCGGACGGTCCGGATACTCGCTGGGTGTTTTACCGCTGGCCCTCGCGGACCTGTGGCAATATGTTGTGGTCGTCGGACACGGCCCAATTGGTCATGTGGACGTCAGTGGCCCTCGAGTTGGTCTCGCGCAAGAAGAAAAAGTGCCGTTGGATGGTGTTTGTGCTGGGCGAATGTTGGCTCTTGATGACGATGGCGTTTATCTTTTCGTCGCGTTATCAGTACAGCGTGGATGTCATTTCCACGGTGCTCGTGGTGAAACTGTTGATGACGCATCCGGTGTTGACCAAGACGGCGCGCGCCTGGTTTGTCAAAGACGCTGCGTATTTTGAGCGCGTCCCCGTGCAAGAAATTCCCCCTTACCGTATTTAAGGCCTGGCCTGGTGGTCATATACATGTCGACGCTTGAAAATATAGGTTCGCTACATGCGGTCGCAAACATGCATGCGCTCGTGCAACATTGGCAGACGTTAAAAGGTGACACGCGGGCCAAACGTCCAGCGGCGTCGGCGACGGCGGCACCGTCGCCGGCGGCACCGTCGACGACGCGTCGACGTACGGTCAAGGTACGTCGACGCGTTACGTTGAAAACTCCAACTTCTTAATGTACAATCGTAATGTGCCTTGGTAGAGCCGGACGGCGAGCAACGCGCGCACGCGGTGTGAGGGACGCATACGAAATGCGGAGAAAATATAATGAGTTTCGCGAAGTATTTTCCCGCTGCGTGTCATATAGACCGATGGAACAGTTTTGCGTCCGTTAGACCATAGTGTCGCGACGACACAGTCGTGTCCTTTAAACGACCATAGATAGCGCGTGCGGCCTATTATATCGAACGTCCGGGCCCAATGACGAATCGTATGTACGAAGCGACATTCGCGAAAATACATGCGCGTATAACTTTGTGTGGTATGACATAGTTCTGCCTTGGTCCACGGTGACCACACATGTAGCGGCTCGTTTAACTGTAAGGACCAGAGACAGTGTTCACGCGGTGCAATCTTCCAGTCGTCATCGTAATCTCGCTGCACAAGACGCCGCAGTGTTCTCGGACTGGACACGTCGTACCTATGCGAATACCGCGACCAGTCGTCGGACGTAAACCGAAGGGCGCGACACGTCTGCGACCAACGATAGCGTTGGCGCAGACATGCGAATGTGGAGACCAGCCGCACGACGTCCAACGGCAAGGACGCCATCTTTTCCAGAATAAGATACGAATAATATTTTAAATATATAATATTCTTTACCTAATCACACAACCATCTTCTTGTAAAAGTTGAAAACCATGGACTATTGGTCTGATGATTCTGTGTCGTCGGTGGAGTCGGAGGAAGAGGAGGTCGAGCATCGCGACCCGCGCGATATCGATTACGAGTATTTGGAGCAGCTGAAGGAGACGCGCCATGCCCCGCCGGCGATTCCTCACGCGGATCGTTTGGGTGTGGTCGCCCTTCGTGTCTGTGTGGTAGGGGCCAAGCGTACCGATATCGAGTCGGTCGTCGACGCGACGTCGGTGAACAGTTGGGAACACTGGCAGCGCAAAGAGCGGTTCCCACGGCCGGCACAATTTGGTTACGACGATTGGGAAGCCATGCACGAATTTTGTTTTCAGTTGTGCGAATGTTGCAACGTGGTCGCTGACGAATCGCGCGTCCAGTCCTGCATGATTCGTCTGTTGGCACATGGCGAGTTCCTGCACCGGCAGTTAGACCGTGGTGGAATGTATAGACGTTAAATTAAATCATTCATCATCTTCTTCACTACTCTCTTCATTCGAAGGCGTCCAATCCGAATCGTCTTGTAGACTCTCTTCCGAGCTGGACATCGCCATTAAATGCACCCAATCTGTTTTTTGCCAGCCGTATTTTTCGGCGTCCTTAGAAAATCGTTTCCAAGGCAAAGGATCCATCGGCCACATGTACACATCGCACGTCAACCGTTCACGAATAGCGTCCACGTCCGCTCGCGCGATCGTCTGCACCACCGGCACGCCGTGGTCAAGCCAGACGATATCACATGTCTTGATTTGCTTATTGTAACGCTGTAGACAAACAAAATACAAATCCGAAAACGTGCGTACGCGACGCTTCTCTTCGAAAAAGACACGGCCGTCTTCAGACACGTACGCACACACCGGCACAGCGCCCACCGTGCCGGGCACCGTCAACACGTTCAGTAACTCGCCCGTCGGCGATGCTGTCGACAGCGTCCATGCGTGACCGTCATACTTGCATAGCTTGCCAGATTGCGTTTCGAACTGCATGTTCGGACACGAGGGACCACTGCAAATCGGATTCGTCATATGTGGTATAAACGTCAAGTGTCTTGGCACAAATGATTGTGCTACAGTTGCTCGGGTATGCGTTTCTATTGGTGGCGGCGATTTCCTCTTCGGTTTCGATGAACTTTCAAAAGATCGCACAACATCAAACGCTGTTTCACGACCCACGAACACGCCTACAGCGCCGTGAAACACCGCTAACCGGACGCGTCTGTCTGCGCCCCATGTTTATCTTGGGACTGTTCTTGTCGGCGGCGGCATCCGCCTTGGACTTCGCCGCGCTGACCTGGCTGCCGCCGTCCACCGTTGGCCTCTTTGGCTGCATCGCCATCGGTATCAATTTGCTCGTGTCGCGCATCGTCTTACACGAGAAACCTAGTGGACCCGAGTGGAAAGCCGTCGCCTGGATTTTGCTCGGATGCCTGATGGCCATCTCCGTCAAAGTCAATCACGTGCCGACACATTCGCCTCCACAACTCATCGAACGTCCACAAGCGGTTGGTTTTATTCTAGGCAGTTGGACATGCACCATCCTGTGCGCTACCGCCTTGTATTACGCCAATTTGCCAACACTCTTACATCAATTTGGGTTCCCGTGCATTGCGGGTGCCATCGGTGCGCAAAACGTGTGCATGGGCAAGTATATCGCATATGCAGCAGCTCAGGCTGCCGAAACTGGCGCGTTAACGGTTCGTACAGATGTGTTGATATCTGTGTCGGTACTGTGTCTCGGTTCGGTCGTGTTGGGCATTGTTTGGCTCAACGAAGGATTGGCGCGGTACGACGGGTATTATTGTATCATCGTGTATCAAACGACATGGTTTTTATGCACAACTTTGTCGGGCATTATTGTGTACGATAACATGGCAACACTGGAAACATGGGCGTGCGCCGTGTTTTTGACTGGATGTGGGGTCGCCGTCTACGGCGTCTGGCGTATGACTAGTTTACAAAAAGAATAAATTAAACGAAGGATAATTCCATACCTTTCATGGGTCGCCCACAATCCGCCATGGATGTGTGTTTGACGAGTTTAAACAAATCGTGTGGATGCATGCTCGACGAAACGTCTTCCGACAAAATGTCTCCATGTTTCAGCGCCGCAATCACAATTTCAGAACAATACCAACGGGGTGACATTCCCAAATACGTATACGACATAGGGCTCGGTCGTAACGGTGACCAGTACAAAAAGTATCCAAGATGGTTAAATCCGTCGCCCTGGTGCTCGGTACAAAACTCCATCATCGAATCGTACTGGCTTTTGGAACACTGCATCGAACGGAAAAACCATTCTTTGCGTGAAAAACGTTTTTGTTCCAAGTGCACTTTGCCCGAGTATAGGACACTGCACGCTTTTCCGGCGACCGTATCACGACCTTCGCCGGTTCCAGGGGGGACAAACAACAATTCGGCGTGAATGTACGGTGGCGCGTCGTCGTCGGTAGACGCCATCGCCGCGGCGGCACGATTTAGCCAAGACGCTTCCAAGATGTCCGAATCGCTCCGGACAAAACATAGCATAATTTTATGCGTCATACCTTTCATAAGACTAAACGAGATTACTTTTATATTCACTTTTCGCTAATGTCTTCCCTAGCACTGTCCGTGTCCACCGCCGACGATTCGGCAAAGTCCATTCCGGATGTCGACACGGCCGACGATGCGGCAAACTCCATCTCACTGTCCGTGTCCATCGCCGACGATTCCGCAAAGTCCAACTCCGACGATGGCGCCGACGCGGCCGACGATTCCGCAAACTCCATCTCGGACGTTGGCGCCGACGCGGCCGACGATTCAGCAAACTCCATCTCCGACGATGGCGCGGTCGACGATTCGGCAAACTCCATCTCCGACGATGGCGCCGATGTCTCGGGCACCGAGGCCAACATAGGCACGGGTTCTTCGACATCGCTATCCGTCTCGACGGCCGACGATTCGGCAAACTCCATGTCCGACGACTGGTCGCGAATCGTCAACGACTCGTCCTCGACCGCCTCATCTTCGGTCGAATACTCCCAATTGGGCTGCGCACCCGACAAGGCCACGGCTGGAGATTCGTCCACCAGGCGTCTGCCCGCCAGGCGTTTAGAACGTCGCACACCGACTGCGGCGCTCTGCTGGGCAGGCGCTCTTTCAAGGGCCGCGCGAATGTCCTCCGAAACCGTTTGCTTATTGCGTCCGGGTCCGGCCGTTTTAATGCCCAGGCGACGGCGTGTATTGATTTCGCGAAGTTGTGTTATAGTGGGATTGCCGGCCAATATCGCCAAATCCGCGTCGGCCTCTGATTGTCCGGCGTCGGCGGATTGTGGTCCAGAGGCGTCACCGTCGCCCTCATCTTCTTCCGGTTCCGGCGCCGATTCAACGTCCACCGTCGATTCAATGTTGGTCAAGTCTTCCGGTTTTTTCTTTCCACTAAGGATATCGTAAAACTCCGTATCAAAAAACGTTTTCCTGTTCCCGCCAGGCATTTCTGGGAAGCCTTGTGCTTCGAGCGCCTCGTTGAATGTGGCACGATCTAATTCACCATCGGCTCCAGGGTCAAAACGCTGCCATGTTTCCAGGGGTGTCTCGGATGCGGCGGCGGCAGCGGGGGCGGCGGCGGCGGCTGAATTGGCGTCTTCAAAGTTATCGTCGTCCCCGTCGTCTCCATCGTCTGTTTCCTCAGACGATTGCCGGAGCTCGGCGGCTTGGCGTTCGGCCGCAGCCTTTTCGGCGGCTTCGCGCGCGGCCTGTTCTTCGGCTTCACGTTCGGCCTGTTCTTCGGCTTCACGTTCGGCCCGTTCTTCGGCTTCGCGACGTTCACGTTCGGCCTGTTCTGCGTCGGCGCGTGCGGCCTGGAGACGGGCGACGGCGGCGTCGGCGGCCGCCTGTTCTTCAGCTTCACGTTCGGCCTGTTCAGCGGCTTCGCGACGTTCACGTTCGGCCTTTTCGGCGTCGGCGCGTGCGGCCTGGAGACGGGCGACGGCGGCGTCGGCGGCGGCCTGTTCAGCGGCGGCCTGAGCGTCGTCCTCATCCTCTGAAGATGATGCGTAAACAGACCGCCCGTCTGCGAAATCAGAGTTATCGTCTTCGAAAACGGCACCCTGTGGTTGATCTTCATCTGGGTCAAACTCTTTTTCTTCTTTTTGTGCGGCTTCAACTTGACGCCGTCGTCGTTGTTCTTCAGCATATCTACGGTCAGCTTCAAGCTGACGTTGGGCGGCTTCGCGCTGACGTCGAGCGGCCAAGGCTTGCTGCCGACGTTGACGCTCGAGGGCTTGCTGCACACGTCGTTCTGCCGCTGCCCGCCGTGCCACCGCTACCCGTCGCGCGTCCGCAGCCCGCGCGGCGGCACGGCCTGCTTCGTCAGACAATTTCAGCACCAACGATTGGCCGGATTTGACGTAGCGCATCTTTCGGCGCATACCATCCGGGTCCAGACGAATCGTCGGGTCGACAAACTCGACCATCCGGCAGTAGTCATCGTCTGCAGGTGACGCGTCGCACAGAGCGATGACTTCGTCGGTGGTGCGACCCAAACGTTGTGGTAATTGTAACACGCGGTCTTCAAAGATGCGCGTCGACAATGAACGTCCGGTCAATTCGAACCGCCCCGGGAGAAATTGTCCTTGTAAAAACGAACGAATCCGGTCGGCCACGACGGCGCATTTAGAGGCAAAGATGGGGTCCTCGTTTGTAAAGCGGTGCGTTTGTTTCCGAATTTTATTCGCGTGTTGTTTGAGTGTTTTGTCGATACCGATGACGTTACTTGTGGTGCCGTCATCCCCGACCAAACGTACCGAACCGTTGTCGGTGGGTCCAGGGCGGATTTCGACTTGGCCGGGGTCGCCAAGCGGTTGCCACGAATGGTGACAAGTTTTGAGTTCCCAACGAAATGGGTCGGCCGATGGCCGTACGGTTTCGACCGTCGTTTCGGGGTTGCCGTCGGCGTCGACACCAAACCTGGACACGATGGGCAAGTATTTTTTGGCGGGTGGCCGCGGTGCCGGCGTGGGGGTTTCAAGCGCCGTGAGGGCGGCTTCGGCTGTCTCCAATAGTCTTTCGACGGCGCCTTTGTTTTTCCGGAGGCGTGTCTCTTCGTCCAAATGCCGCCGCAATGCGCCGAGGGTCGTCGGTTGCATTGTGCGTTCCTCTTTTTCTTCGGCGGCGACGGCAGCTTGTGCGGCTTTAAGTTTGGCAATGTATTTCTTCTTTTGTGCGATGACGATGGGGTCCACCGTGGAAGTGTGTGCGTTTGCCTGAATCGTCTCCATGGATTCCTCTGAATTGTGTCAAGGTGCCGAGTATATATAGGGTCGATTCGTTGGTGTAAGATGCGTTTATGTCGAAAACGTGGACATGGTTCGATATATCGTGAGGCACGGCGTCCGGCGTGGCAGCGTGCCGTCATCTATATCGCCGGCACAGCCGTATTGATACTGGCCTGTGTCTATCTATTACGCGAAGACACGCCGGTCCAGTTTACCAAGCCGGACGCGTCAGACGCGGAGAAACCACCGGGTGTGGTGGCGACCGAGAGCCAGATAAACGACGTGTACTGGCGGGTCTCGATTCGTCATATTTCAGACGTATTGCGTGGCGTATGTGCGGATTCGGATTATACAGTGTTGACGAATAAGAATGTGGTTCTAGACGGTCTTCCGATGCGCGAATCGTATGTCTATTTGTGCACGCCCGTGGCCGGGATTCAATCGGTACTGAATGTTCGGGCCGTACCCCCGTCGTCGTCGTCCAAGACGGTCAAGTGTCGGGAAACGTACGGTGGTCAGCGCAAGACTGTGACACGCCAGTATCCGTTTTCGCTCAAATATGTCTCCGGACACACGTTTGCCCCCCAAACCAAGGTCATTCGTGACCCGGCCGAAGCTTGCATTTGGTTGCATGCCATTGATGTCGTCGAGTCGGTTTGGTTTTAAGCGTATATAAGCGTCCACTATTGGTGAAAAGCATGGAGCAACAGGGTGTGTGTGTTTCGCGCGAGGACATTCGTTCGGCGTATAGTGTGTTGCGCTCGTCAACGGCGGTGGCCATGTGTCGTAACTTGATTCGTAATTATTTGTTTTCCAATGGTATCGTGTTTTCGCATCGCCGCGGTCGTGTCAAACCGGATCCACACATGCAGGAAATCATGAACGATTATTGGCTACCGTTTTGTGAGCAAGCGCTGGACGCCGTGTTGGCGATCGGCATTGTCGTCGTGCGTTTTATCGATATTGCCGACGCCGCCCGCGTACCGGTGGTGCTTGAACCCAATTCGGTGCAAATTAAACTGCTCTACCAGCTTGGCCTACGGTCGTATGAAGTGTTGGACGAACAGATGAATCTGGTGCCGGACACGCTGGTGTTGGATTTGTTTGGGTATTCGCCGACGATGGAGGGGCGGGTTCAGTCGATGGTGTGTACGCTGATGCCCGAGATTCAGTACATCAATATACTGCGTGGTACGTCGTTGTCGATGGAGCAGCAGCGCGCGAACCCACCTATTTTGACGGAGGTGGTTGACACCAAGATTGACAACAGCGAGGGTGTGCAATACGATTTTTATGCGGACGGTGACATGCAAGACAACAGCGACGCCAATAAGTTTCGCCGCAATCGTTCGAATATCAGTCAACTGAAGCAGCAGCAAGCCATGTACGATTCGTTTTTCTCGGGGGATTCGAGAACCCCGTCGCGGGGCGGCGATATCTTAGAAAACGTCGTCACCTTGCCGATCGGTCAAAAAGCGGTCGGTCGTCCGGCCATGACCGGGCGCGCCGATTTAGTTGTTCAAATCAAGAATTTTCAAGACATTGTGTGTGGTGTCATGGGTGTCCCGCGTTCGCTGATCATGGCCGACACGCGTGTTGGCAACGACGAAGACGGTACTCACCAAACATTTCATAAAACCATTCTCTGGTGGAAGAAAAACATACAAAACGCGTGCGAATACCTGTACAACATTATCTACGCCGAAGACATTCAAGGACAACTTTTGAAAGCGATGGGCAAAAAACGTAAACGGGCCGGCGTCACCGACGTCTACGCCCTCAAGAAACGTTTGCAAGTGCAGATTGCGTTTCCGATTACGCCGTTCATGTCCAACACCGAATTGTACAATCACTATCAACGGGGTGTCATCCCGTGGGAGATATACGTAGAGCACGCGTGTAAAAATACGTCGTTGCCCTTAGAAACGATGCCGCCGGAACCCCAGACGCGCGACAACAATGATTCGGCCGGCGGTGAAGCCGCAACGGCGGCCGCGGAACCTAAAAAAACGAATGAAAAAAAGAAAGACGACGATAAAAAAGACGACAAAGACGGCGATAAAAAAGACGACTAAACGTAGTACTTAAAAAGAACTCAAGTTAAAGATGTTACATTTACCGTACGAACTCCTGTGTTCTATTTTACAGTTTCTCCCGTTACGCGACTTGAATCCGTTGAATCACGCCTCGTTGCCGTATTTCCGGTCGAATGTGGTATGGCAGCCGCGCGTGGATAAACGCTTTGGAGTTATGAAGAGTTGTAATTATTTTCGCGAATTCGCGTGGCAGTTGCAGTTGGAGCGTCACCAGATGTGTTATCAGCGCCAGTGGACGTTGGGATGTGTGGGTCGGTTGACGCCGTTGCAGAAACCGGCGTTTTTAGCGTCGGTCATTTAACAGTCGTCGCCCAACAAGGCCATGACATAGTGTTCGTCTTTGGCACAAATATCTTTCCCATCAAAGGTCGCCAAGTAGTGCAAAGCTTCGTGCAACATAACACCAAAGAGATATGTGTCGTTCATTTTAGCGGCGGGAATCCAAATGCGGTAGTCGTCGCTCTCACCGTGCAAGTCGTCCGAATCGTGCATCACTTTAGCGTGTCGCACTTTTTCAACGGCGTCGGCGATGTGTAGCTCGATTTTCGGGGGCTTGGAGCGACGTTTGGCGAGTTGTTGAAACGCGGCGAGAATAACAGCCTGACGTGTCTGGAGTACGCGAATGACCGCATCTTTTTGTTTATTGATGCGCCGTTGGGAGACGTGGGACCCGGATGTGTGGGGGTATTCTGGAAAAATGTGCATATATGTTTTTAAAAAAGAAATGTTTATACTCGTTCTTATTTGTATTCGTGATACATTTCGTCGTAGGACGTCATGATTTTGTAATCGATGTGGGATAGGTAGTGTTGTGTGCCCTTTTCGGTAATCGCCACGTACATGGCACCGTGTCGGGGAACGTTGGCACTTAGTTCGGCTTTGACACGCAATTCGGCGACACGATGACCGTTGACGTCGGGTGTGGTTTGCACGAGCTTTTGTAATGTTTCGGTGGACAGTTCCATGCACGTTGTGTTCGAGTGTACACCGGGACGCTTAAAGTTGACACGCAAGGTGAGGTCGGCCTCTTGCATACATTCAATCATTTTCTCGATAGACATGGACGTACCATACGTCTCGGTCGTTTGATACAGCGTTGTCCCCGTGCTCTGCACCTTGCGCGTTTCGTTCATTTCAAACACATCCTTTCCCTGGTTGCGCAGAGAACTGAGCGCCGCTGCCTGAATCTCTACACGGTCTTTGTCGTAATCGTTGGCGCCGACGGGCTTGACGGTCGTCTCCAGAATGATGTGATGGCGGGTCGTTGCGGGTGTATGTTCCGTGGGTTCGGGTGTTACTGTGGGTGAACGAAAGGCGAGCCTCGACATGTTGCGTCTTAGAACATACTTTATATAGGTCCTTTTGACAAATCAAAAAGCGAGGAGAGACCCCTTTTCTGTCTGCGTTGGGGCGCGCCTTACACTGTCAGGGCGCTTCCTCGTATTCGACAGGAGACTACGTCGGCTACAGACCAGCGCCGTCAAGGCGAGACCTGCGGCGACGGCCGCCGCCACTGTGCATCCCATGTCACGCAATTGATGCTGGCGTACACGTTCGACAATGACCAAATACAATACCATGAACGCTAAAAATTGCAGCGCGCGCCACCAGGCGGGCTGCGCCCCGGGTCCACAACACGGTTGTGTCTTGTGAGACGATGTGTGAAACACGAAAAACGTACGCAGTATCAATACAAGGATATGCCACGAAATCATCGACAAGAGAATTTTACACCATTCACTGTCGTTTTCCATATTGTCCAACGTCGTCGCCAAGTACAGCCAAAACCCACCGAGAAGCACGTCGTGTAGCATCCAAATCGCCACGGTCGCTCGAAAGCGATGGACCTGTTTGTTCTCGGATTCGGCCGCCGCACATTGAAACAAGGTGACGGTCATGGGGATACACGACGCGAGCCACAGGCCGACGGTGCACGACCAGAGAACGCGGACCTCCACATGGTCTACGTACCACGACAGGACGGCGGACACCGCCGCCGCACCACCGGCGGCCAGGCGCAGGCCACCTGACCAACGTCGGGCGTCGGCTGCCGAGCGCAAGGCACATCCTGAAAAACAACACTCGGGCGACGACAACGTCTTGATCATAGCAGTCAGCTGTGCGTCGTGCATGATTTGTTGTACGTGCGACCAGGTCCAACAGAGGAGCAAACAGGCCACCGACGACCACCAAAGGCCTTCCTGCTGTGCACACCAGGCGGCCACCGCCACGTTCCCAAGAACGATCAAGAGTCCGTCCGAGACCCACATGTGCCTTACAAATATCTTGGTTATATAGTACTTAAACAGGTCTGACTCAAAAGGACATGTCGGGCGATTTGCTCACGTTGTTCACGGAAGACCCACATTTTCCACGCGATTCGCTGGCACACATGGTAGCGTACGTGGCACGTCGTCGCCCCGACATCTTGCGCGAACCGGCGCCTTCAGTACAAGAACCCATGAGCGTCGTACACAAATGGTGTATCGACGCGCTGCGCACTTGGGGCAAGCCTCACGACTTTCCGACGCGTACCAAATGGCAACATATTCAGGGCGGCCTCTTGGGCATCAGTCAACAGTTTCTCGCGTGGCTGGACCTCCTCAAAATGGACCGACTCTTGTTTGAAGACGAGGCCCACCGCGTCGGCGTGCCGCGCCTAACCGAAGACAGAGAGATTGTCGTCGCACTCCAAATACAACCATTACGGACGCGCAAAGAGACGCAAGATTTTTTGGTGGCCGAGGGTGCACAATTGTTTGAAGAACGCGGATGGCATGACGGATTAAAACTATGGAAAGAAAAGACCAGACCGTTTTATTGATCGAATTGTTCTAATCGTGTATACGTCTCTTTAATGTGCATCTGACGTTTCTTAAATGTATTGAGCGTATCGTTCCACTGATTCAGCCACCGCTCCAACCATGCCAACGTATGCGAAGACAATGTTTTTTTCGATGTCTTGCTGTCAAAACGCACGACACGTGACCATCGATGACGTACCGCGTGTAACTTGGTCGCTGTGTTTTCCGCTTCTGTCAACGCAGCGGCTTTGGTTTTTAACGTCTCGTCGTCGAGGACGTCCGTTTCGCGTAAAGACTGCATGGCTTCGTTGCGATGTTTGATCGCTTCGGCCATGTCTAGTTCGACGGTCCGCAGCCAGAAATCGACCCACCGTTGGATTTCGCTCGGACTCGTTTCTGTAAACGTAAAGTCGGCCGACCAGGTGTTCTGTTGCCCCACGCTGTCTGGTAATGTTTCCGACACGATAATCGTATCGTGTTGTGTAATCTCCGCGACTTGTTGTAACAGAGCCCTGTATTGGTGCAACTGTTTGGAAGATTTGGCCATCAAGGCACTCAGACTGCTCAATGTGTTCCACAATTCGACGACAGGATGCTCTCGACGTTGGCGTGTTTTCACGATGCGCCTCTTTTTGGGCGGCATTGCTGTTCGCTGGATTGCCACTAAATAGACGTTTCTGGAGTCACGTTGCGTACAAGTCGCACCGACAAAATAGGAATAAGATCCAAGGCATGACAGACCAACATAAGTTTCCACAACGACGAAAAATCCACGGCCGTTACGCCAAACATTTTGGTCAACAACGACCCCCATTCGGAACTGACAACACCCGCAATGTTGGAGATCGACATCAATAGTGCGTACAACGTGCCTTCGACGCCCACTGGGCAGACACGCGCGCCCAGGACGACCATCGGCATGATGACCAATTCACCCACGAGTGTCAGGATAACGCGTTCCACGGCTGCAAAGACATAGTCCGGAATGCCCATTGGTCGGTTTAAATGAAACACCAAGATAAACAAGGTGTTTTCAAGTACAAACGAGATGACGAGTGCCCAGGTAAAGATGCGGACGAACGAAACATGACGCAAACACCGTTTGTAAATGTACGCGCCCGCCATCGAGACAATGTACCCAATGACGTCGAGCGCGCCAAACTCATCGGGTGTAAACTTGAGCTCGTGTTGGTAAAAAAACGTGAACGCCTCGCCGTATCCAGGTGTCGCGCTCAGCAAAAAGATAAAGAGCGCCGGCTTGTAAATCTCCGGTTGGCGAATCGCCCCCCACAAGGTTGCCGTGGTCGTTTTCCAGTGGTACACTTCCGTGGCCGGTGCATCCGGAATAAAACACGCGGCGACCGCGATGACGATAGGAAACATGCTATTGAGCAGAAAGACTTGCGCGGCGCCCAGATGGTCGTACGCGACAGCGCCCAACACAGAGGCGGCCAATCCGCCGGCAAAACGCATCAGCCACGACCAGCTTTGCACCGTGCCCTGGTCTTGTTCGGATTCGTGCCGGGCCGCTTCGACAAGCAGGGAATCCGCCATCACGTCGGCCACACACAGACCCAACGAGGAACCCATCATGACGCACGTAATGATAAACTCGTCGTGGGGACAAAATGGCAAGAGAATCCACATCGTGGATGACACATACGCACCCACAATCATGTACGGCCGACGGCGGTACCCAAAGATTGGATTGGAATCAGAAACGAATCCGTACAAGGGTTTGAGGCACCAGGGTATGGCGACGACGCCAAAAATCGCCGCCATCTGCGCTGGTGACACCCCCACCGTGTCTATCAACCAAAAACGCATGGCAACCGACGGGAATTGAAAACACAATCCCAACAAAAAATAAAACGTAAACAGTGCCCACATCATGTTCTAATGGCCACGGATACAAATACCGTGCGTCGCTTTATCAGAAAATAAATCCAATCTGTATCGACCGTTGGGGTATAAATGCAGTGGAAGCAAATGCAACAATGTCGCGACGCGCTGGCCTTGGTATCGATGAAAACGATACCATGTTGGAACGCGATATCGAATCGGGTAAACTCAAGAGCGATAGTGTCTACGAACTCATGCGTTTACGTGATTTGCAAGCGTTTGTGACCAAGATTTATTGGCTTGTGGTACTCTGCTTTTTTGCGATTGGAGTCATCTTGGCGACGGTGCTCTCGGACGGTACGTTTGAAAACGTCTTTATGGCCGAAAACTTGTTGTCAAGCATTGGCATCAGCGCCTACATCATTCTGGTCATCTTAATGATCATGTGCAACAACCACAACGAAATGCGCATCATCCTTTTGCTCTCCGTCCTCTTCTTTGTCGGATGCCTGTCCGGCTTTATGCTCGCGCTACACCTGTTGGACGTCTCCATAAGTTTAGTTAAGAAATAACCTATAAACGTATTCGATTCTTTTATCAATGTATTTGCTCGCCTGGCTCTTTGTCGGGTGTTTGTGCGGCCTCATGGCGTTGCCATGGTTTCGAACGCGCTACTATGCGATTCCGGCCGTCTCCGTCTCCGTCTTTGTGTTATTGCTCATGTATCCGTATTTGGCTCGTCGTATGCATCAACGCAAGTTGACGTACGAAGACCTGGAAGATTTGCGCGATGCCGATTCGGTCCTACGGCATCGTTTCCAAGTCGTCTTTACGCGCGTGCAACAGGTCGGTGGCGCTATTTGTGCCGGTATGTTGACGCTGTACGGCTTTCACGTCTTTGAGCACCAAGAACGTTTGACGGCGTTTGAAATTGTGGGCGTGTTAGGAGGTCTTTTGTCGCTGTACGCGCGCGTATATGGCTACATTGGCGGCCTGTGTATAGCATGTCTTTACCGATTGAAGCGCGTGTCGGCTTACGAATCGCAACGGGCAGCACGCGCATCGGCACAGGGAGACCCACACGCGCCAAAACCAGAGGAGACACAATAGGGCCAATAGATACTGAAGCATACCAATACGAATCATAATCATATTTTATACTCGTCTTCGCTTTTTTTTAGGGGTTGTACATTTTTTTTGTGCCCAGTACAAGGCAATGAGCATCGCGTCCGCGACGTCGTCGCGTTTCTTCTTTTCAAACGATTGGAACCACCGTTTGTTTTGCGCCGAAATCGGCAACGTTGGAATGATCGCCACCGACGCCTTTTTATTTTTGGCATAGTTGCCCGTCGAGATCTTGAAATGACATCGTACCGACCGCGGGGAGACCAGCTCGGATTTCCCCCAGAAAAAACATTGAAATGCCGTCGCGATGACCTTGAACTTGGCCACCATTTGTATTTCAATCAACACGAGGTCGGCCATCTCAAACACATCCTTCGACGCGTCCACGAATCCGCGTACCAGCTCGACGTATTTCGTCTTTAGTTTTTTGGGCTGGTTTTTGGTCAAATCATAGCGCCCAAAACTGACAAATCGTCCAGTCGTCGTGTTGAACACTGCCCATCCCAGATTTTTCAGGCCCGGGTCAATGGCCACGATAATCATCTTTGGTCTCTAGACACGTGGGTTTATACGCGGTGTC